AGGGTCGCTGATGATCCGGACCAGCTCTTTATAGACCTTATAAATCTTAGTGGATACGCTGCGGCGATTGCGCCGGTTAAGGTTTATCCAGTTCCAGTATTCTAAGATCGGGTTATAAGTAAGCCCATAAACTATTTTCCTGGCTGCGGTCATCTGCTGTTCACGAAGTCGTCAAACCCGTCATCCTCCTGCTTAGGCTCAGGCTTCGGTACCAAATCGCTGAGCTGCTTGATGATGCTCTGATAGTTTTTATTCATAGTGTTATACAAACGGGTGACTGGCCGCTCCCTCTCATATGGAGGTGTATTAGGTGATTGGGTAAACATTTCATAATAGCCATTCTCCAGGATGTCTTTCTCCCAGTCCTCCAGCGTGACCCTCATATATGCGGCCCGCTGGATCAGTCCGTCGATGATCGCCTTATTATCTTTGTC